CGATGGATCAGTCTGCGGCTATAGATAGGAGCATGGAAGAGGTTGAGACCTTTGAGTGCTATATCCGTACAGACTACGATGATGACGGTATTGCGGAACTCCGTAAGGTTCTCTATGCGGGCAACGACATTCTGAGCAACGATGAAATAGACTATATTCCGTTCTGCTCTATCTGCCCCATTCCGATGCCGCACAAGTTTTTTGGTCACAGTCTTGCGGACAGGACGATGGACTTACAGTTAATCAAGTCCACCATTACCCGTCAGATTCTTGACAACCTTTATCTGACAAATAATGCGCGGGTGACTGCGGTAGACGGTCAGGTAAATCTGGATGACCTGCTAACAGTTACGCCTGGTGGCGTGGTTCGTGTTAAGTCTCCGACAGCAGTTAATCCGATTACGGTTCCCCCAGTTGCGGGTCAAAGTTTCCCCATGCTGGAATACCTGGACAGGATTCAGGAAAAGAGAACGGGGATTACATCTGCCTCACAAGGGCTTGACCCCAACATCCTGCAAAACACGACTGCTGCGGCTGTTTCTGCGATGCAGAACGCTGCGGCTGGCAGGATAGAACTGATTGCTAGGACATTTGCGGAGACAGGTGTTAGAGACCTGTTCCTGAATATGCTCCACCTCGTTTGCAAGTACCAAGACAAGGCCCGTATCGTGCGGCTCAATGGCAAGTATGTCTCTGTAGACCCACGCCAATGGAACACGCAGTACGACATCTACATCAATGTTGGATTGGGAACTGGTACGAGAGAACAGCAGTTGGCTATGCTTTCTATGATCCTTCAGAAACAGGAGGCTTTACTTGGAACGCCTGGAATTGGTCAAGCTCTGGTTGGCATCGAACAATATAGATCCGTCTTGGGCAGATTTATCGAGAGTGCTGGTTTTGCGGATTCCGCAGAGTTCTTCCGAGAAATATCTCCAGAACAACTCCAGCAGATGCAACAACAGGCTGGAGCGCAGACAGATCCACAGGCCCAGGCACTAATGGCTCAAGTTCAGGCCAACATTCAGGCAGAACAGGCTAAAGCACAGGCCGACATCCAGCTTCAACAGCAGAAGGCACAGGCTGATATTGCCCTGCAACGAGAGAAGGCTGCGGCTCAGATCCAGCTTGAGAGAGAGAAAGCCGAGGCCAACTTACAACTCAAGATTGCGGAGTTCCAAGCAGAGGCCCAGATGAAGGCGGCTAAGGTCGGTGCGGACATTACGGGCAATGTTCAAGTCCCAGGGAGTTACAACATTTGAACAACGCAGAACGGGCGCAAGCCTACCTACAAGACGAGTTTTTCTTAGATGTTGTAGAAAAACAACGATCGTTGTATATTAGCAACATTGTTAACAGTAGCGCAGAGGATGTAGAGGTAAGGGAAATGAATTACCTAAAGCTGCGGGTACTGGATGAATTTATAGCGTCCATTCGCTCTATCGCTGATGACAAGCTGGTAGAGAGGAAACGCTGGAAGGTTTTTTAACCATAGGAGTAGTGTATGGACACCAACCCACAAGGGAGTGCCAAAACAGTTAGCGAAGCGGCTAATGCGTTTTTAGGGATGATGGAGCCAGAGGAGGCGCAAGCCCAACCCGAGGTTCAGGAAGAACTAGAGACCGAGGCTGTTGAAACTGCGGATGTCGAGCCAGAATACTCGGAAGAGGACGAAGGCGAGGAAGTAGAGATAGAGGAACAGACCCCCACCTATCGTGTAAAGGTAGGCAAGGAGGAAGTCGAGGTTCCACTAGACGAGCTTCTTAAGGGCTACAGCAGAACCGCTGATTACACGCGCAAGACTCAAGAGATTGCCGAGACCCGCAAGGCAGTAGAAGCGGAGAGGGTAAAGATTGAGGAAGCGAATAAACTCCGTGACACCTACGCTCAGAGGCTACAACTGATCGAGCAGATGCTTAATCAGCAGGAGTCGGGCGAGGACTTAGCAACGCTGAAGGAAACTGACCCCATTGGTTACGCTACGAAAGTGGCTGAACAGGTGGAGCGCGAGAAGCAACTTGCGGCAGTCAGGGCCGAGCAACAGAGGATCGCTCAACAGCAACAGGCAGAGCATAGCGAGAGGCTTAAACAGCATCTTGCACAAGAGGCTCAGAAGTTGGCTGAAGCAATACCCGAGTTTGCAGACCCAGTTAAGAGTCAGGTAGTAAAGGCAGATGTGCGGAACTACGCTAAAGGCATAGGGTTCTCAGATCAAGAACTAGCACAGGCTTATGACCATAGGGCAATTACGGCACTTTATAAAGCGATGCAATACGACAAATTAATGGGCAAAAAGCCAGAGGCCAATAAGAAGGTTTCTCAGGCTCCCAAGATGTTAAAGCCAGGGACAAGTACGCCAGAGGCGAGACAGTCCCAAGAAGTTAAACAGATGCGCGGTCGTCTGAAACAGTCTGGAAGGGCTAAAGACGCTGCGGCATTATTTGAACGATTTTTATAAAGGAAACTAAAATGGCTGCTACCTTTTCAGCACATACCGTAATCGGTCTCCGTGAAGACCTCTCCGATGTCATCTATGACATCAGCCCCCAGGACACGCCTATCATGTCCTCCATCGGCAAGTCCAAAGCTACTAATGTTTATCACGAGTGGCAGACTGACTCGCTTGCTGCGGCTACTACCGCTAACGCCCTTGTTGAAGGTGCTGACGCTACGGACGCTACCGTATCGCCCACCACTCGACTTGGTAACTACACGCAGATTGTTGGCAAGACGATCCGTGTTTCTGGCACTCTTGAGGCCGTAGACAAGGCTGGACGCAAGTCTGAAAAAGCCTTCCAGATGGCTAAAGCTGCCGCTGAAATGAAGCGCGACATCGAGACCATCATTACTGCCAACCAAGGCCAAACTGCTGGTGACGCTACAACCGCCCGTAAGATGGGTTCGCTCCTGTCGTGGATTAAGACCAACTCCTCTGTTAACGGCACTTCCGTTACTGGTGTTGATCCCACCACGATTGGTGTTTCTACCCGTACAGACGGTACGACTCGTACATTTACTGAAGACCTCCTTAAGGATGTTATTCAGCAGGTGTTCGTTTCTGGTGGTACGCCCACGCTGGCTGTTATGCGTCCTGCCCTTAAGCAGAAGGTTTCTGGCTTCCAGGGTAACTCTGCTTACCGTGTTAACACCGACAACTCGGTTGGTAATGTAACGGTCGTCGCAGGGGCCGATCTCTATCAGTCAGACTTCGGAATTTTGCAGCTTATTGCTGATAGATTCCTTCGTTCTGATGACCGTGAGGTGCTGGTTCTTGATCCTGAGTACGCTGCTCTTGCTTATCTGCGTCCTTTCCAGACCAAGGATCTCGCTGTAAACGGTGACTCCGAGCGTTCACAGATCATTGCAGAACTTACGCTGGAAATGCGTAATGAAGCTGCTCACGGTATTGTGGCTGACCTCAACACCAACTGATCTTTGCTGTAAAATGGGGGGTGGGTAACTGCCCCCCAATTTAGGAGTTTTATGCCTAAGATATTTTCGCAAGACCTGGACACCCAAACGGTACAGATTGCACACGATGACGGAGAAGGCGGTCTCATCATAGAGACAAGACAGAATGTCACGCCCTTCTTAGAACAGAACAAAGCCTCTTACGCTCAGATAGATGAAAGAGCGAGATGGGGAGAGTTCACAAAAATAGCCAGTATTCCTTTTGCGGTCATACAAGAGTTAAACAAAAAAGGAATTCTGAAAGGGTTTCACATTGTTGACCAGAAGGCTATGAAAGCCTGGGTTAATGATCCTGACAACCGCTTTTTTAGAACTCGACCTGGGAGGATTTAATGAAAATCGCCATTTGTATCCCTTCACGCGGGGATATGATGATGGGGACTGCGTTTGACCTAGCTACGATGTGCGCCTATGACGCACGATTTAGACAGGGTACGCAGAGCATTTACACAATCAACGGGACGCTGATATTCGACCAGAGAAACAAGCTGGCTGAAGCTGCGCTAAACGAGGGTGCGGATTACATCCTCTGGGTAGACGCAGATATGAGATTTCCCAAGAACACAATAGAACGGTTGCTGGCCCACGATAAGGACATTATTGGGGTCAACGCTACTACGCGGCATTACCCTGTAGCACCAACCGCTAAGTATTTAGAGTGTGATTTTGAGACAAACACTTCCACATGGATTCCTGTAGACAGTTTAGGCAAGACAGGGATTGAGCAGGTCTCTGCGATTGGTTGCGGAGTGATGCTGGTAAAGAGGAAGGTGTTTGAGGGCATTAAGAAACCATACTTCTGGTTCTACGATCTAAAGGGCCATAAGATTCTTGGTGAAGACATCCACTTCTGTATTGCGGCTCATGACGCGGGTTTTGAGACTTGGGTAGATCATGGGCTGAGTAACGAAATAGGACACATCGGGCAGTTGGTCTACAACTGGGACATGATAAGACAGGAAAAAGAGTATGGCTCTGACAAACTTCAGCGACCTAAAAACAACGGTCGCAAACTACCTAGGAAGAAGCGATCTAAGTAGCGTTATTCCTGACTTTATTACCCTTGCGGAGATCCGTCTTGCTCGCCAGTTAAGACTGCGGCAGATGCTAAAAACCGTTACCTCGTCCACCACAGGAGGAGACAATACGGTGGGTCTCCCAAGCGACTTTCTGTCTATCCGTGATTTCTACATAGACCAAAACCCGCGACAAAGTCTGTCCTACTTATCTCCCTCCGCTTTTACGAGGGATGCTAGGGCGGCAGAGTCGGGGTTGCCTAACTTCTACACGCAGAAGGGTTCAGAGCTTGAACTGGCTCCGATTCCTGACACTAACTACAGTTTGGTATTGCTTTACTACGCAAAGCCAGAGGCTTTATCGGATTCCAACCCCAGTAATGAGTTTATGGCGAACTGTCCAGATGCTCTGTTGTACGGGGCATTGTTGGAGGCTGAACCGTATCTGATGAATGATGCGCGGCTACAGGTTTGGAGCCAGCTATACCAAAACGCAGTAACTTCTCTTTCTGAGTCTGACAACACCTCTGAATACGCAGGGGTTCCACTTACTATGTCTGTAACCTCTCGCTAGGAGTGACAAATGGCTGAATTATCCGATTACCTAGAAGACAAGCTCTTAGACCATGTTCTGCGTGGAACGAGCTACACCTCGCCCACGACAGTTTATGTCGGTCTCTACACATCTGATCCTGGCGATGACAACTCAGGCACAGAGGTTTCTGGTGGCTCTTATGCTCGCCAGTCTCTTTCTGTGACGACTGCATCTGCGGGCATTGTGACTTCCTCTGCTGATGTGACCTTCCCGCAAGCTACTGCTAACTGGGGAACGATTTCGCACATTGGCATCTTGGATGCGCTTACCTCTGGCAATCTGCTTATGCATACAGAGTTAACGACTTCCAAGACGATTGAGTTGGGTGATATTTTTAAGATCCCGACTGGAAACCTTACTGCCGAGCTTGACTAAATGGCTGACCAATGCGGGCCGTGGTCTATAGACGATCTTGACCTGTTTGGCACGATTGACTCTATTGAGATTACGCTCGACTCGCCTATTTGGGAGTCCGCAGATACTTGTATCCTAGAGTTTTCTGGGGCGATTGCAGGTGAAGGAACAGCACAGGCGCAAGCAAATTATGAGGCGGCAGGAGCAGCGGATGTTGCGGGATCAGGAGTACTCGCATCGGCAGCAGAGAGAACGCGCACAGTTGAAGGATTTATCGCGGGAGTTGGCACAGCCACAGGCTCCTGCATCCGAATCCGAGCAGACAACTCCGCAAGTATTCTCGGAGAGGGAACGCTCTCTGCTTTTGGGGGGCTAGAGGAAACTGCGGTTGCCTTTGTGCTTGGAAGTGGTGAACTTATTATCCTTCCATCTATAACCTTCTCCTCTGTTGCGGCTTTACAGGCTACAGGGGCTTTATCGGGTTCTGGCTACATTTACGGTCAAGAGTGGTCGGATGTGGCAGAAGAAACAAATACATGGACACCAGTAACAGCGGGTTCTAATACTTGGACTCCTGTAACTGCGGGTTCTAACAATTGGGCGCAAAATGGCTAGAACTACAGTTCAATTTACAGAGTGGCTACCCGACCAGCCAGGGCTTATAGGGGCGTTGCAAGAGGCTAAGAATGTCTACCCTAAAGCGGTGGGCTACGGGCCTTTTCCTGATGCCGTAGAGGTCTCTGGTGACGCTTCTGAGGATCTAAATAGCGTGGTTGCGGCTAAGACAGTCTCTACCACAAAAGTATTTGCGGGCGGTTCTACGAAACTGTTCTTGTTGGACTCCACAGATCTAAGCATGGACGATGTGTCGGGTACGACTTACACGACAACAGAGAACTGGAAGTTTACCCAGTTTGGAAGCTATGTTATCGCGGCTAATGGTGCAAATACGCTCCAGTATTACGACATGAGCGCAAGTACCATGTTTGCGGATCTGGACGCTTCTGCACCCATAGCCAAGTTTGTAACAGTTGTCCGAGACTTTGTTGTGGCAGGTAATACTGGAACGGCAACGAATGAGCTTATCTGGTCGGGCATTAACAACCCTAACACTTGGGCCTCTTCTGCGGTGACTCAGTCGGACTCCCAGACAATCCCTGATGGCGGGGAAATCCGTGGGATTACAGGCGGTGAGTTTGGACTCATACTGTTAGAGCGCAGCATCCAGAGGATGTCCTATGTTGGGACTCCTCTTGTATTCCAGTTTGACAACATCTCTCGGAATCTAGGCTGTTACGAGTCTCAATCAGTCATCCAATGGCAGGGTATTACCTACTTCTTATCTGATGACGGGTTCTACGCTTGTAACGGTGAGCAGGTTGTGGGAATCGGTGCGGAGAAGGTGGATCGTTTCTTTTTTAACACTATAAACGAGTCCA